TGATTCTATTAGTTATTAGTCAATACCGTAGAATGCAGATACTAGAGCACCATCGCGAAGTACTTTAGCTCCATATACATGAAGCCCCCGTACAATGTCGCCAAAGGAACTAGGATCACGCAGTACTTCAGTACTCGTAATAGTCTGAGCCGTCGCAGTTGAACTGATATGACCAGCGATACATTTACCAGCGGCGTTAGTCGTCGAGGCAATGTTATTCGTCTTGTACATATTAAATCCACGCAACTTACCAGAAGTTACTAGACCATTTCTTATTGAACCTTGACCAGCGTTGTAATCAACAGACAAGAGTTTCGATGCAGTTCCAGATAGAACCTCATAGAATTCAGGTGAAGCTGCGAACCAGCGACCTTCTTCAGGAACATTCTGGTCATCTAAAAGACGAGCCATATGTCCTAATACATCTATGGGATCATGTTCATCCGTACCAAAACCAATGTCAAGATTACCCGTACCATCAAACGTACCAGCCGCAAGATCAGTAGCACTATCAGAACCTAAAATATGATTAGGGCTTGAAGCAGCTACACCACTGAACATCGTTGCAAGAACACCTTCGTCAAATGCATCTCTCAATGCATATGCAGCCGAAGATGATGCAGCTTCACGCCAATTCACATGAGACATTGAGGATTCAATATCATCAACCTTGAATTTAAAGGCGTTAGCCGTATCTACGATCAACGTTATTTCAGCGTCAGTCAGTTTTGATTGCGTTACATCTGCGCCACGCTCGTATTGATATACGGTAATAGTAGGTTCTTTAACGATCTTTACAGAATCGCCAAAGGCCGTAATTTCACCAGCATAATCAGTATTAGTAATGGCTTCGATTACCGAGGCTTTCCTGAAGAAGTTTAGAACTTTCTTAGAATAGACAGCAGGTAAGAAAAACGAATTGTTCTTACCACTTACGGAGTTACCAAAGTTGGCATCAGTATCTGTGCTAGGCTCAAAGTATTGGTCACTTTGATTATATGCCATATTTATTTACTCCAAATTAGACAAAAATTATGATTTAACTACTCTGCCTTCAGTAAGAGCTTGATTAATCTCATCTTCACGAGAATCAAACTCATCTAAAGACATTGCAGCAATCTCCCGTTCAGTCCAAATTTTAGTTCCTCTATCAACATCTACAGTTGTCGTTTTTGTCGAGACCATATCTGCTGCAGAACCTTCTTTGGGCTGTTGTGATTGTCGTGATTGTCTTCGAGGTCTTGAAGTCTGAGTACCAGTTTCTAATTTATAAAGATCAATTGCCTTTGAAGCTAATTCTACATTATCAGGATTTCTAAAAACCCAATCTTGTATTTCTTCAGGTTGCTCCTTTGCCCATTCCTGAAAGCCTTCATCACCCCGTATATTTTCAAAATCAGGATGACGATTACGAAGTTCAGTTTCTGCTTCTCGGCGCATAATATCTGCTTCACGTTGCTGTATTACAGATAGTTGTCCTTGAAGTTCTTCTACCCTTCGTTCACTTTGTAAGTGAGCTACGGTTTCAACTGTTTCATACAAATCTGGATATTGCTCTTTAAACTTTTCCAATTCTTCAACACTTTTAGGTGCTTCATATTGAGGTTGGGAAGCTCGATTCTCAGCTAAGAGTTCTTGTTCCCTCTGTTTAAATTGCGAAACCCTATCATCGTAATGCTTCTTTAGATCATCATATCTTTTTTTATAATTAGCTCTTTTACGCTTTGGAGCTTCTTGCTCCTCTTCATCAGGGGCCGCTTGTGGGGTAGCCTGATTTTCGTAAAATAGCGAATCTGAACTTTGCACAGGAGGGCCATCTGGCTTATGCCAAGGCTTCTTTGCATTATACATATTCGCTTCTGGTTCTTCTAAACTCTCCTCTATTTCTGACATATCACGTCTCCTTCACGGGGCTTGTCTCGTGCAAGGTAGCCAAACGAATTAGTTCTTTGGCCTAGAACTAGCGTTGGGGCTTGCCTACTCCAAGGTAGCCGTTAAAATTAAATGATAGAGGGCCTTACGGGTAGCTCTATCTCCTTATACAACACTTGGCATTCGATTAGCAGTGATCATTTGTTTCTTGATCTCTTCTTCATCTTTTTTACCAAGAAGAAGTGATGTTTCATCTTCATCATTAGCATCTTCTACGGTTCCACCAAATGCGTATTCCATTCGCTTTAGACCACCCTCATAGGCACGTTCTGCTTCATCCATTAAGGTTTGAAGATTCTCGGCACCTATTTGATTAGTAGCCTTCTGCGTCATAACAAACTCTCCATCTGACAATCTTGCAGGTATTGAGTCTGAAACACCAGTGCCGGGGCCTTCTACAGGCCCTTCACCAGTAAATTCTGAGGCCGTTTGAACGACCTTATCAAATATTTCACTTAAACGTGGGTCTGCTTCT